GGCGATTGAGCTGGCGCGCGGCTATGCAGCCCGCGGAGATGCGCAGGCGTTGAAACTGCTTTATGGCAGCCTGTCCGATACGCTCTCGCAGCTCATCCGCACGGCGCTGATTGCCCGGCCACACACATGCCTGCATGTCGCCGACTTTTCCGCGATCGAAGCGCGCGTCCTTGCATGGCTTGCCGGCGAACAGTGGCGGATCGACGTATTCCGGACGCACGGCAAAATCTACGAGGCATCGGCATCGCAGATGTTCGGCGTGCCGATTGAACAGATTGGCAAGGGATCGGACCTTCGGCAAAAGGGCAAAGTTGCGGAGCTCGCGCTCGGCTATCAAGGTGGCAAGGGTGCGCTGATCAGCATGGGCGCGCTGGACATGGGGCTATCCGAGGACGAGCTGCCGGAGATCGTCGAGAGGTGGCGGAACGCCAACCGTGCCGTCGTGCAGTTCTGGCGGAACATCGAGGCCGCGGCGCTGCACGTCGTCCAGACCGGCGAGGCTGTGGGCCTCCGCGGGCTGGTGCTCGCCCGGGAGATGGACTGGCGGACCGGGCAGGACTTTATGACGATCCGGCTACCGTCCGGGCGCAAGCTCTATTATCCGCGGCCGCACATCGTCGAAAACCAATTCGGCCGGCCGGCGGTGCACTACTACGGCACCGAGGGCGGAAAGTGGTCGGTCCTCAGCACATACGGCGGGAAGCTCACCGAGAACGTCGTCCAGGCGATCAGCAGGGACTGTCTGGCGAACGCGATGGTGAAGCTGGACGCGGCCGGTTTCGAGATCGTCATGCACGTCCACGACGAGGTCGTGGCGGAGGTAGAGGGCGACCGGCTGGAGGAAATGCTGGCGATCATGCGGGAACCAATCCCGTGGGCGCCGGGCCTGCCGTTGGACGCGGCCGGATTCATCACCGACTTTTACATGAAGGACTGAGGTGATCGCCAATGCGTACAGGCACACCAATCCCGAAGCGGGACATCGAGGCGAAGTCCTGCGGCAACGGGCCCGTGATCACGTACCAGCTGAGTCCGGAGGAACTGGAGCGCGTGCGCCGCGGGGAGAAGCTCGAGAAGAAGGAGGAACAAACCATGTCAACGACAACGGCGCCGAAAGCGCCGGACAAGTTGGAAGTGCTCCGCCGGCTGGCGGCCGGGTGGAAGATCGCCCGGATTGAGGAAGAGCTCGGCTTGAGCAAGGGAGCCTTGCAATACTGGCTCGGCAAATGGGGTCTGAAAGGCGTGAGGGGCGAGCAGGCCCAGCGCCTGCTCGACGAAACGCTGATCGACCAGAAAGCGGAGTACACGGCGGAGCCGGCGACCAATACGGAGCAGCCCGCGGACAGCCCGGCAAGCGCCGAGATCGTGCAAGGGCTCAAAGATCACGAACTGATCGAGCGGCTGAAGAAGGAGCTTGCCGAGAAAGCGGCGCGGATCGCGGAGCTGGAAGCAGAACGCGACGCGCTGCTCCAAACCATCGAAAAGGCTGTCGACACCGAGCCCGCGCAGCCCGATCACGACCCGGTCAACCACCCGGTGCACTACACGGCCGGCAAGGTGGAGTGCATTGACGCGATCGAGTCAGCAACGGTCGGGCTGACCGGCGGGCTGGCCTACGCTACCGGCGCCGCAATCAAATACCTTTGGCGCTGGAACCGGAAGAACGGCGTCGAGGACCTGCGCAAGGCGCGCTGGCATGTGGATCGGCTGATTGAGATTGTGGAGGGTGCAAGATGAACAAACAAGCGCTTATCAAAAAATACGCCAAAAAGTTTGTCTGCACCGGAAAATACGCGCCCAATGCGCTCAAAGGCGTCTATTATGCGGCGGACGGGTCGGTGGTTATGACCAATCGCCATTACCTGCTCCGTATCAAGGGTGCGCATCAACTGCAAACGCCGGTCATCCTGGACCCGAAAGACGGGCAGCCGATTGAAGGCACATATCCCGAGATTAAGCACGTTTTGGACGCGACATATAAAGACGTCGTCCGGCTGACTATGAAGTCCGTGACCGCGGCGAAAGCGGCCGCGGCCGTCGCCGGAGGTATCGAGGGGGCGATGGGGAATGCCGTGAGCGTCTCCATCGAAAACGGCGTGGCTAAGCTGAGGGTGCATGACAACTTGATCAACTTCGAGGCTCTCTTCGGCAATGCCGACCGGGCGGACGTTGCGGAGCGCATCTTGCTGAACGCCCAGTATCTTTACACCGCGCTGTCGTTATTTGCAGATGCAGGGGTCGGACAGGTGCAGCTCCAGTACAAAGGGGCTGAAGACCAGATACAGCTCACTGACGAATCGGAAGAGATCACAGTCATCATCCTGCCCATTCGCCGGTGGGGGTGAGCCCGTGCACATTTACATCTCACCCGATGATTACGCGGCGGCCGCCGCCCGCGGAATTTCCGCGCGCACGCTCAAAAGTCGGATCAGACTCTACGGATGGCCGAAAGAGCGCGCCATAACCGAGCCTGTACAGCAGCGCACGGATTGGTCCGTATGGTATGCGGTCGCTGAACGAAACGGCATTCCGCAGATGACATTTCGGACGCGGATTTATCGCGGCTGGTCGCCGGAACGCGCGGCGACCGAGCCGGTCTGGCCGGGTAAGCAGAAGGCAAAGAGGCTGCTTTCCAGCCGCAAACGCAAGTATCCGCCGCACATTTATGAGCTGCTCCGGCAGAACGGCATCAGCTACTTTACCTTTCGCTATCGCGTAAGCAGAGGATGGCCGCCGGATCTGGCCGCATCAACTCCGCCGAAAAAAGGATGACCGCCAATGCTCTACAACCGAGAGCTGACCATATCCACCGCCGGCGACCGGCACAGCACAAACTGGCAGAATCAAACCATCTGGTGGTCCGAGCTCATCGAGCGCCTGCGCGTGACCGTGCGCGGCACGGAGACGCTGGCCGAGTATCTGGCACTGCCCAAACGCCAGCAGGACGATCTCAAGGACATCGGCGGCTTCGTCGGCGGTGCGCTGAATGGCCGTCGCCGCAAGGCGTCCGCTGTCGCCGGTCGCGACCTCATCACACTCGACATTGACACCATCCCGCCGTTTGGAACGGACGACGTGCTGCGGCGGATCGACGGCCTCGGCTGTGCTTACGTCGTCTATTCCACCCGCAAGCACTCGCCGGACCGGCCGCGGTTACGCCTGATCGTGCCGACCGACCGCACTGTGACGGCCGACGAATACGAGCCGATCGCGCGCAAGCTGGCCGAAATGATCGGCATCGAAATGTGCGATCCGACGACGTTCCAAACCGTCCGGCTCATGTACTGGCCGAGCTGCTGCGCGGACAGCCAATACATTTACCATTACGGCGACAAGCCGTTCCTGAGCGCAGATGGCATGCTGGCGCTGTACGCGGACTGGCGCGACTGGATGAGCTGGCCGCAGGTGCCGGGCGCCGACGCCCAGCACGTCCGCCTGGCCGCGAAGCAAGGCGATCCGCACGCAAAACCGGGCGTTGTCGGGGCGTTCTGCCGGCAGTATGACGTGCTCACGGCCATGGAGACGTTCCTGCCGGGCGTCTACGCACCCACGGACGACCCGACGCGCTGGACGTACGCGGCCGGCAGCACAACCGGCGGCGCGGTGATCTACGATGACGGCAAGTTCCTGTACAGCCACCACGCCACTGACCCGTGCAGCGGCCGCCTGGTCAATGCCTTTGACCTCGTGCGCCTGCACAAGTTCAGCGACCTGGACGATGACGCAGCGCCCGGCACGCCGACGAACCGGCTGCCGAGCTACACGGCGATGGTCGCCTTCGCGCTGCAGGATGCCGGCGTGGCAGCCGCCATGCAGCAGGAGCGGTACGAACGCGCAGTCGAGGCATTCCAGAGCTCGGCACCGGCCGGCGGCCTGCCCCGCGCCGGCGAGCAGCCGGCAGAGCAGAGCACGGACTGGATTCGCCTGCTGGAGCTCAGCCCGACCACGGGCCGGCCGGCGAAGACGCCGTACAACATCCTGACGCTTCTCCGCCACGACCCGGCGGTGGCCGGCAAAATCTACCGCGACACGTTCGCGGAGCGGATCATGGGCCGCGGTCCGTTGCCGTGGGCCCGCCGCGCCAATACGCACGGCACGTTCGTCTGGGACGACTCGGACGACAACGGGCTCGGATTGTACGTTGACCGCGTTCTCGGCTTCAGTTCGGAGCGCCCGCTGCGCATGGCGCTGTCCGAAATCGCTGAAGCAAACGCGATCAACCCGGTCGCAGCTTATCTCAACAGCCTCACCTGGGACGGTGTGTCGCGGCTCGACACGATCTATATCGACTACTTCGGCGCGGAAGACTGCGCGTTCGTCCGAGCTGTCGCCAGAAAGGCGTTGGTGGCGGCCGTCGCGCGGGCGATGGTTGGCAAAGTCAAGTTTGACTACATGACGGTCCTGTACAGTCAAAAGCAGGGGATCGGCAAATCCACGCTTTTCCGCCGCCTCGGCAAAGAGTGGTTCACGGACAGTATCAAGTCTTTCGAGGGCAAGGAGGCCGAGGAGCTCATTCAAGGTAAATGGATCGTCGAGATCGCGGAGCTGCAAGCGTTCAACAGGGTCGACATCAACCGGATCAAGCAGTTCCTGAGCAAAGAGGACGACCAGTACCGCGAGGCCTACGGCCGAAACGTGAAAAACCAGA